GGCCCTAGTAGGGCCTACCAGCTTTCCGCTTTCCCCTGTTTGAAGTAGAACGAGGAGGCTATCGTGGCTATTAGGACTCGCACTGTTGCAGGTGCAACAGGTTCGTACTCCTATAAGGGACCTCTGAGTCAGTCGTCGGGTAACACCGAATGTACTGCTCTTAAGTCCACGTGTTCAGACACAGGCCTTTGGAATAAACCCATGACTATCGATCATTATAGTAATGAACGTGTAGCCATGTCCAAAGAGCAATGGTTGAACACCTTACACACGCAATGGAAGATTACCCGGAACTTCGTTCCGTCTTCATTTCGTGCGATACCCGTGATAGCTCATCTCACCGACCCTAGTCGTCCTACGAATGCCGAGCTCAGCGTCATGCTACGAGAGAGGCTTAATCCCAACTACTCTAATATTGACCTTCCGGTCAGTATTTTTGAGTTGAGGGAATTACCCGCTCTCCTGTATGAAGTTGGCAAGGCATCACTGAAGGCGTTTGCCAAAGGCAATCTCACCTTTCAGTTCGGCGTCATGCCCGTTGTTTCAGACCTTGTCAAACTTGTCGAGTTTGGGAAGGCTTTTGAAAAACGGTACGAAGACTTTCGCAAGCTTCGTGATAAGGGCGGTTATCTGAGGAAGGTAAAGTTGTGGGATGGTTCCGTTCATGAGAACGGATCATCTGTGATCACTACCAACAGTAGCCCCTCGACGTTCTTCTGTAGTCACCGATTGGTTTCTACAGTTACGACGAGAAGCGTATGGGGGTATGGAACTATTCTTGCGGATAGCTCCTTCAATCCTAGAAAGATTGATGATCGACAACTAAAGTTCCTAACCCGTCGAGCAGTTTTAGGTTCTAACCTATCTCTGTCCGCTGCATGGAATGCTCTTCCATGGTCGTGGTTAATCGACTGGTTCTCTGATATCGGCAGTTTCCTAGCCGCTAACAAAGGAGGGATTCCCCATTCTGTCGTTGGGATGGCTATCTGTGAAACCACAGAAACCAACCTTAACTATAGTCTGGAGAGTTCTAACTTTGGTTTTGTGAAGAATGAACACGAATGTGCTCGTCGACGCATAACTAAAGCTCGGGAGGCCCCCTCAGGTTTACTTCCTTCTTTCCACCTGCCGTTCCTTACAGTTCGGCAATCTGGAATCCTCGGTTCATTGGCACTTCTGAGGACCAGGTAATCGGTCAACAAAAGTGTCGAAGGATCAATAACATGGCATTTTCGGACCCTGTTACAGTAACGATCAATTCGGTGGCAAAGACTTTGCCTCGAATTAATCAGGATAAGTATGGATCTGAGTACTTCATTCGTGAAGCTACTCAGGAGTTCACACTTAGACTCCGCAACTCAACCTATGGCGCCAATGGTTCTACCATTGACCGTCATAACGCTGAGTTGGTGCAGACGGTGTATGCTACACCGACTACACCTGCTATCACTCGCAAATCCTACATCACTTTTGATGTTGGCCGCGCGGATACCGATGCGGGAGTACTGCAGACCCTTAATGGGTTTGTTGCGTTTCTATCTTCTGCTAATTTGCAGAAGCTTTTGAATCGCGAGTCCTGATATCGTACGACTTACCAGGGTCTAGACGGATTCAACACCCGAAAGGACTCTGATGAAAAGCCGTGACGATAATGACATGCTACAGGCGTGGAGGGCTGCATTGTTCGATGCAGCTTCTCGTTGCATGATCCCCACTCCAAACATTGCTCGTGATTACGAGCGCGTGCGGAAAGGACTTGCGACTAGGGGTCAAAAGTTTTTAACTCTTGATCTCCCTCTCTTAGATGAAACTTTGCTCGATTTACTCGAGCACGGTTTCGTCGGCTTCAAAGGCATCTTGCGACGCCGGAGAAGCAAGAAGGATTCCAGACCTGCATTTCTTAATGCATTCTGGAGCCTAGTCTGCGATCCTAATGGGTGCTTGTTAGAGGAACCTGATGCTGATGCTATCTTGTCGATACGCCAGTTAGCTTGTCTTTTCAAGAAACTGGCTGTACCGTGCTCACAGGCTCGGACAGCGAATGCTGTTGGAGACTTCTATGAGATTGAGAATAGCATCCCTCTTCAGCCAGCTCGCTGGTCTGAAGATTCGCTTAACCCCGACGAGTGTCGTGGTTATCGCGATGCTTTCGGTATTGATCGCTCTCCCGACCTCTTTGAAGGTGGTGGAGGCGTCGACACCGACAGACTTCGGTTCCTTGAGCGACTTGATCGAGTCGCTCAAATCCTTGTCTCAGAGCTTGGATCTTTTGATCCAGAGAGTGAAAACTCTCCTGAGCATGGATTTTTCAAGCATGGACCGGGAGCCGTTTCTAACCTGGGAGGATCAGAGTATAAATACTCCTTTCCTTCTTGGCCTAGAAAACTCGCAGGTGTGTTCGACTTTGGGTGGACAGTAGGTGAACTGGATGGTCATGTTCCTTTGGATCATGAGCACCCAAGTAATCTATTGGCTGTTCCAAAGACGGCTAAGAGCCCGAGGTTGATCGCCTCGGAGCCTGTTGAACACCAATGGTGTCAGCAGAAGATCTATACCTGGCTTGATGGAGCAATCCATAAAAGCACGGCTGGATCTTTCATAAACCTGCATGACCAAACTCTTTCTCAAGATATGGTCATACGAGCATCCATTGATAGGTCTCTCTGTACGATAGACCTTTCCTCCGCAAGTGATAGAATCACTTGCCAGCACGTAGAATCGCTTTTACGTGCTAATCATACTCTTCTACTGGCTGCTCACGCAGTTAGGACGAGGTATGTGAAGGATCGAGTGACCTCGAGTGGCTTTCACCTCTTGAGGAAGTACTCGACAATGGGTTCGGCTCTTACTTTTCCGATTCAGTGTTTATTCTTCCTAGCCGTTGTTCTTGCTTCTGCAGGTGCAACGTCGAAGAAGGATATTCTTCGGCTTCGAAAAAGTGTCCGGGTATTCGGGGACGATATTATCGCCCCGAATGATGCATACGACCAGATTGTAACCAATCTCACGTTCCTCGGATTAAAGGTCAACGTTGGAAAATCTTTCCATCGCGGACATTTCCGTGAGTCGTGCGGGGCTGATTATTGGCGTGGCTATAATGTCACTCCAATCAAACCCAAGGTTATTCTGGCACGCACGCCAGACAGCTGGGAAGCTGTACGTGATACTGCCAACAA